GAGCGGCAGGCGTTGGAATGGCTCACGAAGGCGCGCGACATCCGCGAGGCGTTCAACCTCGCCATCGCCGAATACACCGAGGACCGCACGGCGGCGGAGGCATTGCTCAAGAGCGCCGAGATCCGCTTCGCGAACGGCTCGCGCATCATCGCCATCCCGGCCAACCCGAACACCGCGCGCGGTTACAGCGCCAACATCGTGCTCGACGAGTTCGCCTACCACGAGAACCCCGACGCGATCTGGGCGGCGATGTTCCCCTCGCTCACCAACCCGCTCGCCGGCACCTTCATGGACCGCGTGCGCGCGGCGATCGGCGGCGGCGACACGTCGGCCATCAAGCGTCAAATGCGGCTGCTCGTCGTCTCGACGTTCAACGGCCGCAACAACAAGTTCTATAACCTCTGGGAGAGCGCGGCGAAAAACGGCTTCAGCAAACACCTCGTCACGATCCACGACGCCGTGCGCGAAGGGTTGCCGGTGGACATCGAGCAACTGCGCGCCGGGTGCGACGACCCGGACATCTGGGCGCAGGAGTTCGAGTGCGTCCCGAACGATGTCAGCACCGTGCTGCTGCCCTACGAGCTGATCGCCGCGTGCGAGAGCGACAAGGCGGCGATCAGCGTCGCGCCGGAGTATTGGACCACGACGGCCGCGCGCGTGGTGCTCGGCATTGACTTCGGACGCAAGCGCGACCTCACGGTCTGCTGGGCCGACGAGGTGATCGGCAACCTCGCGCTCACGCGCGAAGTGCTCGAACTCTCCAACATGCCCACGCCGCAGCAGGTGGAGATCCTGTCTCCGCGCATCAAACGCGCCGAGCGCGTCTGCCTGGACTACACCGGCCCGGGCGTCGGCCTCGGCGATTACCTCGTCAAGGAGTTCGGCGAATGGAAACCGGAGGAACATCGCTACGGCAAGATCGAGCTGATCACGATGGGCAACGCGAACAAAGTGGATATGTGCAGCAAGCTGCGGATGTCATTCGAGAACCGCCGCGAGCAGATCCCGGCCAACCGCACGATCCGCGAGGACCTGCACAGCGTCTATCGCGTCACAACGCCGACCGGCGCGATCACCTATCGCGCGCCACACAACGAAGACGGCCACGCTGACCGATTCACCGCCAAGATGCTCGCGACGCGCGCGAGAGAGATACAGGGCGTCACTCTTTACGCGGAGGTGTGCTGACGATGACGATCTTCTCCAGAATCAAGGCTGCCGCCGAAGTGCTTGTCCGCGGCAATGCCTGGGAGCGTTACTTCGACCAGCCCGGCCGCTCCGGCGCGCGCGCCGACGAACTCACCCAGCCATTCAAGAACTCCGTCTGGGTCCAGCGCGCGATCAAGAAAATCTCCGGCCCGATCTCCAGCGTGCCGTTCTATTTTACAGACGCGGACGGCGAGGAGGTCAATGATCCCGCGCTTCAAGCGATTTGGAGCGACCCGGCGCGCGGGATGACGCGCGCGGACTTCATCGAGGCCACCGTTGGCTGGCTCAAACTCGAGGGCGAAGTGTTCTGGATTCTGCCGGACGAGTGGCGCGTGCCGTTCCCGGAAGTCGGCGGATCTGTGATGAGCGGCCGGCTCATCGTCGCACGGCCCGACCGGATGATGGCAGTGATGCGCGGCGACGAGCTGATCGCATGGACGCTCATCGACGCGCGAGGCCAGAGCCACACGCTTCTCCCCGACGAGCTGGTGCATCTCAAGTATTGGAACCCTTACGACCCGATCCGGGGGTTGAGCGAATACACCGCCGCGTCCATAGCCGCCGACGCGGACCACGCGACAGGGATCTACAACCGGAACCTGATGCGCGCCGCGGGCGACCAGGGCGTTTACGTCATCGCCAAGAGCGGGAACGTGAACGATGAGCAGCGCCGGCAGATCACCGAACAGTTGCGCATGAAGCGCGACCTCTCGATGCGCGGCCAGTTCCGCCCGACGTTCCTGAGCGGCGACGTGGCGATCGAGGACGCGAAGGTGCAGCCGCTCGACGCGAGCACCATCGCGTCGCGTTTGCAGAACCGCCACGAGATCTTCATAGCGTTCGGCGTGCCGCCGTGCATGGCGGAAGTGAAAGCGAGCTACTCCATCGGAAGCGCCAGCGATTACTTCATGCTCATCCACGAGACCTGCATCCCGACGGGCCAGAAGATCAGCACGGGCGTCGAGCGCATCGTCGCGCGCATGGCGCCCGGCCGCGGATTGCGCGTCCCGCTTGATTGGGATGATCATCCGGTCATGCAGGAGGTCCGACGCGAGCGCGTGGACACCGCCATCAAACTCTGGGGGACGGGGATGCCAATGCAGAAGGTCAGCAGCTATCTGTGCCTCGACCTGCCGGAGTTTGAAGGGTGGGATGTCGGCTATCTTCCATTCAGCGTCGCGCCCGTCGGCTCGAAGGAATCCGCGCCGCCGGACCAGGACTCCGCGTTCACTCAAGGCGCGGACACAGAAGGTCCGGCGAATCCAGTGCAGGAGATGATGCGCGCGCTGCGCGGCGGCGACGAAGAGTTTTTGGTCTGCGGTTGCCACGGCGGCGAGATGGCCGAGATGCGCGGGCGTCCCGCTCGCGAGATCGCGCTTTGGAAATCGCACGCGGCGAAGCGCAAGGCCGTCATCAAAATCTTCGAGTCGAAGTTCAACCGCGTGCTCTTCGCCGCGCGCGCCGAGACGCTCCGCAATATCGAGGCGCACTACAAGCCGGAGGCCAAGGCCGTCACGCGCGCCGCCGGCGATTTCATGTTTGACGGCGAGAAGTTCAAGAAGGCGCTCGTGTCCGTGATGCGCCAGGCCGCGCAGCACGCGCTCGACCAGGCCGGCACGGAGTTGATGCAGGAGCTTGGGAAGAACGATCCTTGGAAGTATCCGCCGGAGAAGGCCGTCGAGTTCCTCGCGCAGCGGGAGAACCGGATGACCGGCGTCGCCGGCGACGTGTTCGAGCGCATCAAGGAGCAGATCACTCAAGGCATGGCGGACGGCGACAGCATCGAGGGCATGGCGAAGCGCATCAAGGACACCTTCAACGAGATCAGCGACGGCCGAGCGCGGGTCGTCGCCAGCACCGAAACCAGCGCCGCCTACGGCGCCGCGCGCAACGAGGCGATGAAGGACGCCGGCGTCCGCTGGAAAGAATGGCTTACCAGCGGCCTGCCGAACGTCCGCGCCGCGCACGCGGCGGCCAACGGCCAGACCCGGCCCCTCGACGAGCCGTTCTATGTCGGCGGCGAGGACCTCGATTTCCCCGGCGACCCGAAAGGCTCGCCCGGCAACGTCATCAACTGCCATTGCGTCTCGGTGGCATCCCAGGAGCCAAACTGATTATGAACACACTCCGCCGCACCATTCACCCGCAAGTCCGCGTCCTCGACGCCAAGGCCGGCCTCGCCGAATACGTCGCCAGCGACGAGACGCTGGACAGCTTCCGCGAGATCATCCGCGCCGACGGCTGGCGCTTCGACCGTTTCCAGAAAAACGCGCCCTTCGTGGACTCGCACAATTACGACTCCATCGCCTGCGTGCTCGGCAAGGTTGTGGACTTCAAGGTCGCCGGTCGAAAGCTCGTCGAGACGGTCCAGTGGGCGAAGGACGTGGCCGAGAACACGCTCGCGCAGCTCGGCTGGCGCATGACGGAGGCCGGTTTTCTCCCCGCTGTGAGCGTCGGGTTCATCCCGGTCCGGAGCGTCTGGAAAAACGATGAGGGTTGGTCGCAACAGATGGCCGACCTCCAGCTCGAGGCGAACACCGACGCGAACCGCATTTTTGTAGAGCAGCAACAGATCGAGTTGAGCGCCGTCGTCATCGGCGCCAACCCGAACGCCGTCGCCATCGCGCGCGCCTACAAAGCCGGCGCGCTCGCCGACGGGGACCTCGATTTCATTTCCGCGGAAGTAGCCAAACGCAATACCGCTGGCGCGGCCGATGGTTCCGATGCCGCCGCGCTGGCTCGACATCGGATGCACGAGGAGTTCCTGCGGAAAATGGAAGCGGCGATCCAGGCCGCATAACAGAACAACCCAACAAAGAAAGAATTGCAGATATGAACGATCAGGAATTTCAAACGAAGGTTCTCGGCGGAGTCGAGGCCCTGCAAGCGGAGCAGAAGACCGCGAAGCAGGAGATCGCCACGCTGAGCGCGGAAACGAAGAGCGCGATCGCGGAGATTGACAAGGTCAAGAAGGTCACGAACGACCAGGCGATCCTCATCGAAAAGGTCCGCAAGGCGAACGAGATGTTGCATTATGACATCGCGCGCGCCCAGGGGAACCCCATCGGTCGCATCATGCGCGACGAGAACAAGGCCAAGGCCGTGCTTCGCGCGCTGTTCGCCACGTTCGGCGCGAACGCCAGCCAGCTCAGTCTTCGCCCGGAGGCCAAGGCGTTGCTGGAAAGTTCCACCCCCGGCTCGACCATGATCAACGCCGAGCTGGCACGCGACGTTTATGACGTGCTCGGCACCTATGGCGCGTGGTCCTCGCTCGGCGTGCGATCCGTCGGCACTTATCTCCAAAAGCTGCCCGTGAAGACGGCGCGGCCGGTCGCCTACTGGTTGCTTACCGGCGGAGGCCAGATCACCCCGGACAGCACCAAGGCGGGCACCAGCGTTGACCTCAATGTGCTCGACATTGGCGTCCTGCTCGCGGTCGCCAAGGCACTCGTCGAGGAGGCCGAACTGGATGTCGTGCAGGACATCCTGGACGACTTCGGCGAGGCGTGCGCCTACCGCCTCGACTGGTCGGCGTTCGCGGCGGACGGAACCTCCGACGTGACCGATGGCGGGTTCACCGGCATCGCCAGCGGTGGCACCGCCGCCACGGCCGCCAACGGCAACACGACCACGGAGAAGCTCGACTTGGAAGACTTCGTGCGCTGCCTCACCACGGTCGCGTCCGGCGTGCTCGGCCGCCCCTGCAAGTGGTGGATCCATCCCACCATCCTGGCGAAGATCTGCCTCATCAAGGACGCGAACGGCCGGCCGATCTTCCAGAACGCGCTGGAGGCGCCCGCGCCGAACGCGATCGGCAGCATCCTCGGATACCCGGTCGTCCTCACCGAAGCGATGCCGTCCACCGACAGCGCCGGCAACGTCGTGGCTGTCTTCGGCGACCCGCAGGGGTGCGCCGTTGGCGTTCGCAAGCAGTTCGAGTTCGCCGCCAGCGACTCGTTCTACTTCGATTACAACCAGATCGCCTACCGCGGCATCATGCGCGCGGGCGTGGCGATCCGCCGCGCGACGGCGTTCGCGAAGCTCACCCTGGCCGCCGCCTAGCCCACCAACCTGACGGGGTCGGTCGTTTCCGAACG